GGAGCTAAAAAATACGGAGAACGTAATTGGGAAAAAGGGCAACCGCTTTCCCGGTTTATGGACTCTGCTTTACGTCACCTTTTAAAGCATTTAGAAGGGCATAAGGATGAGAGACATGATGTAGCCGCCGCATGGAATATTCTTGCTATGATTGAAACGGCTCATAGGATAGAGGTTGGTCAATTACCAAAAGAATTAGATGATCGTAAATAATAAAGAAAAATCTAGTGTTGACGGATTGGATGAATTTCCTAAGGTATCGGAAGTGCTGTTAAAGGCACTAAATAATAGCATCCCAGAAAGATGCCCTGAGTTAGATTGGACTGATAGGATGGTCTGGTTCTACTCTGGTCAACGCTCTGTAGTTCGTCTCTTAGAGAAGAAATACGAGCAACAAAACGAAAACATCCTAGTGAACAGTTAAGGAGATACTTATATGTGTATGGGTGGCGGTTACTCAATGCCTCCTCCTCCTCCTCCTCCCCCGCCGCCTCCCCCGGCCCCACCACCGCCCACGGAGACTGCTAAGAAGTTGGAAGAGCCGGATGCTTTAAAATTAAAAACTGGTTCAGATTCTATCCGTGTGGGTAGAATGGGTCGTAGTGGCCTACGTATTGATTCTGAGAATGCTCGGATTGGTCGTGGCTACAACCTCCCTGTAGGAAATTAAGGAGAATATTAAATGATTAGTCCTAGCATTAATGCGACACTTGGTCAGTACGGAGCGCAAGTTGCAACAGGTGATGGTACTACTGAGCTTACCCCGGATACAGGGTATGCGTTTGGGTCCATTCAGTTTGTTACTAGCGGTACTTTGTCTGCCATAACAGCTAGGGGATGGTCTGGAACGATTACTGGCAAAACCTTTGCGGCTGATGCCAGAATTAACGGACTGTTCACTAGTGTCACTCCCGCAAGCGGAGTGGTTGTGATTGCATACAAAATTCCTTATAAGTCCTAATTAAATGGTTGAGAACGCAAAAGCTACCTACTTGGAGCTTGCTTCGCAACGCTTTAGCTTTTTAACAAGAGCTAGGGATTGTGCGGAGCTAACTATTCCTACCCTTGTTCCACCCGAGGGCCATAGTTACGCAACAAAGTATTACACACCGTTTCAAGGTGTGGGGGCAAGGGGTGTAAATAACCTTGCTTCTAAGCTTTTGATGGCTTTGTTGCCTCCTAACCAGCCGTTTTTTAGGATGGCTGTTGACTCTTATCTTCTTAAGAAACAGGGCGGCGATGATACTCTTAAGACAGAGCTAGAGAAGGCTTTAGGCGAAGTTGAAAGGGCAGTTATGACTGAGGTAGAAACCTCTGCTGTCCGGGTTGGAGCTTTTGAAGCTTTAAAACATTTAATTGTTTCTGGTAATGCTCTTATCTACGTTCCAGATGCGGGTGGTATGCGGGTATTTAGGATGGACTCATACGTTGTTAAGCGGGACCCCTCTGGTAACGTTCTTTATCTTGTTACTAAAGAGTCAATGTCTCCTTCTGCTTTGCCTAAAGAGATAAGAGAATTGATTCAAAAAAGCGATAGTAGTTCAAATGAGAAAACTCTTGAGCTATACACGGCAATTAGCCGAGAAGTAGATCATTGGGCAATATACCAAGAAATTAACGGAATGCGTATTCCCGGGACTATTGGAAAATATGCTTTAGATAAAAACCCTTATATTCCTCTTCGTTACAACCGTATTGACGGTGAGGATTATGGTAGGGGTTTTGTTGAAGAGTACTTTGGTGACCTTCGCTCCTTAGAAGCTTTAACTCAAGCTATTGTAGAGGGGTCTGCCGCCGCCGCTAAAGTTTTGTTCTTGGTTAACCCAAACGGTTCAACCCGGGCAAAAACTTTGGCTGAAACTTCTAACGGTGGGTTTGCTTCTGGAAATGCCGCTGACGTTACTACTTTACAGATTCAGAAATTTAATGATTTTAGGGTAGCTCAGGACACGGCTAATCAGATTACTCAACGTCTATCTTTTGCTTTCCTACTTAATAGCTCTGTTCAGCGTGATGCAGAGCGTGTAACAGCGGAAGAAGTAAGGTTTATGGCTCAGGAGCTAGAAGCCGCTTTAGGTGGAGCTTACTCTGTAATGTCTCAAGAATTTCAGCTTCCTCTTGTAAATAGGCTTATGGACAGGATGTCTAAGCGGGGACGCTTGCCTAAGCTTCCTAAGGATATTGTTAGTCCTATGATTGTTACTGGCGTAGAAGCCCTTGGCCGGGGGAATGATTTGAATAAGTTAGATATGTTTGTTGGGGGAGTTGGTCAGATTCTTGGACCTGACATTCTTAGCCAATTTGTAAACATTGGTGATTATCTGAAACGCCGGGCTACTGCTATCGGTATTAGTACGGATGGATTGATTAAGAGTGAAGAGGAAATTGCTCAATCTGTTCAACAAGATCAAATGCAGATGATGTTGCAACAGCTTGGGCCTCAAGGAATTAAAGCTATTTCTGATAATTTAGTTGCATCTCAAAAGACAGGTGCGCTACAACAGGCTATGCAACAGGGGCAACCCCAAGCACAGCCTCAACAGCAACAATAAAAAAGGAGCAAAAAAATGAATAGTGGACAGGTAGTTATAACGTCACCAGAAAGCGGCCCTTTGGCCCCAGAAACAGCAGATAATCAAACACAACCTTCTGCACAGCAATCGGTTGTCCCCTCTGATAATACTACTAGCAGACCCGAATGGCTTCCTGAGAAGTTCAATAGCCCGGATGAGCTTGCTAGGGCCTATTCTGAGCTTGAATCAAAGCTTGGACATAGGGGCAACTCTATTGAGAATAACAATGAGCAGAATAATCAGCCTCAGGAACAGGAACAGGACGTTCCTAATGTTAATCAACTTCCACCAGACTTTAGTAAGTTTGGGCAAGAGTACATGGCCCAAGGTGCATTGAGTGAGGAAAGCTACAAGGCCCTAGAACAAAAAGGCATTCCTAAGGATGTAGTAAATGCCTATATTGCCGGGCAACAGGCTATTCAAGAACGTGAAGTCAATACCGTTATGAACGATATTGGCGGCACAGAAAATTTCCAAGCCCTATCTAAATGGGCGGCTGATAACCTATCCCAAACTGAATTGGACGCTTACAATTCTATGGTAATGGGTGGTAATGTTCAGCAAGCTAGGATGGCTGTTAAGGGCCTATATGCCCAATATTCAGCTTCTACTTCTCAGCCTAACTTGCTAGGTGGCGTTGCTGGTCGCTCCTCAGGGGGTGATGGCTTCCGCTCTACTAGTGAGGTTGTACAGGCTATGAAGGACCCTCGTTACAGTAGTGATGAGGCGTACCGTAAAGACGTACAGAACAGGCTTGCAGTATCCAACATTATATAAAGGAGATTAAATTATGACATGGATTACCGAAAACTTTGTTAATATTATGGCAGTAGTTGGGGCAGTTATTGTCCTAGCTAGGGTTGTTGTAAAACTCACCCCTACACCCGCTGACGATACCATTCTTGAAAAGATTGTATCGGTTTTAAAGGCAGTAGGGCTACATATTGACCAGAAATAATGTTTTCTTGGCTAATAGAGTTAATAATAGCCATACTTAAATTTTTTGTTACAGAAAGCATACGTGAGCAAGGCACACCGACTAAAGCCTCGGATGCCGCTCCTTTGCCTCCTTATTTGCGTAGCCGATTTATTGACCGGGTGCGCCAGTACGATAGAAAGCAAAAAAGTAGTCTTTCTGGACCCCCAGACTAGTATTGTACGGATTGGGCCTAAGGTCCGGGGAAAAGTTTATTTTTGGAATGGCAAAGAATGGGAGTTATCCCATACTGATGTGCCTATTCCTGAGGGCTGGTATGCTGGTCATTTACCAGAAGAAGCAGACCCTTACAAAAAAGATTTGTCAGATAAAACTCCTAAACCACAAAATGTGCGTTGACGAGCCTATCTTGGCCCACCTGAGGGTGGACAACCTCGATTAGACCGCAAAGGCAGTTTGAAGGGGAAGAGTTAACGCTACAAACGTACTAGTAATAGTATGTACCAACTAAACAACGAAACGAAACAACAACAAGAAAGGGATTAACCAAAATGGCTAATTCTAATACTACTCCTAGCCGCCTTGGACAAACCAATGCGACAGGAGACACGTTTGCTTTGTTTCTTAAGACGTTTGCTGGTGAAGTGTTGACCACCTTTGAAACTCAGACAGTTTTCAAGGCTCTTCACACCATCCGAACCATTAAGAACGGCAAATCGGCTCAATTCCCGGTTACTGGCATCGCCACGGCTGGCTACCATACTCCCGGGGTAAATATTGCTGACGCTGACAACAGCTTACTCAGCACGATTAAACACGGTGAGCGGGTCATCGCTATTGACAAGATGCTCCTCTCCTCGGCGTTTATCGCTAACATTGATGAAGCGCAGAATCATTATGATGTGCGTTCCATCTATACTACCGAGATTGGTCGTGCGCTTGCTAGGGCCTTCGACCAGACGATTGCTCGGGTCGTTACAAAAGCGGCTCGTACTTCGGCCTATCTCGGCCTAACTAACGCTGGCACTAAGCTGGCAAAAGGTTCAAGTGGTTTGGACACCGGGGCTGAAATCGCCGCCGCTGTCTATGAAGCCGCTCAAACCCTTGATGAGAAGAACGTTCCAGACGATCAACGCTATTGCGTGTTGCGTCCGAAGGAATACTACTTGCTCGTTAAGGAATTGACTGACCCTTCCAAGCCGACCCCGGCTGGTAGTTATGTTGACGGTAGTGTTGCCAAGGTTGCAAATGTTACGATTGTGAAATCGAACAATGTACCTGTGGATAACTTCACCCTCACTACTAACCAAGCCTCCACGGATACAGCGGCACAGAACAGTTATGCAGTTGACATGACTGACACGATTGGTCTTGTGTTCCACCCGGCGGCGGTTGGTACGGTTAAGCTTCTTGACCTTGCGGTTGAGAGCGAATACCAGATTGAGCGTCAAGGCACTCTGATGGTTGCTAAGTATGCTATGGGTCACGGAGTTCTCCGTCCTGCAGCTGCAGTTGAAATCGCAACAGCATAGTATTTGTTTTTCTCTGAAGCCATACTCCTTAACTGGGGTGTGGCTTTTTTTTATTCTATAGGAAGCCCAATGACCATCACAACAACAGATGAACTTTCGGCAGTAAACATCATGTTAGCCGTTATCGGAGAAGCACCCGTTAACTCAC